CTACGGGTTCTACAGGTGCCACAGGTGCTACAGGTGCTACAGGTGCCACAGGTGCTACAGGTGCTACGGGTTCTACAGGTGCCACAGGTGCTACAGGTGCTACGGGTTCCCAAGGGACAACAGGTGCTACAGGTGCCACAGGTGCTACAGGTGCTACGGGTTCCCAAGGGACAACAGGTGCTACAGGTCCAAGTCAATGGATTTCAATGAATGGACTTGGTGGAAGTACTGGTGGATATACGGGCATTGGTGTTACAGGACAAGACGTGCTTATATATGGCAATTTATTAGTGACTGGTGGAATAGACCCAACTTATTTAGCGTTAACGCCTACACCAGGTCTCACAGGTCCACAAGGGTTTATTAATCCTTTATGGTTAGATAGTAGTAGTTTTTTACGTTCAGAGAAAATTTTATTACAATCTGGTAATACTGGCATTAATTGTTCTTTAACACCTTACGGAATGACTGGTAGCGGACCTCTTACTATTACTGCAAATGACGCTATAAACTTGAATGGGGATAGTATCCAAATGACAACTACTGGTAATAATATAGGCCTTTCCTCTGGAACTTCCGTGAATATTACAGCAACAGATGGTGTTTATTTGACTGCGAGTAATGACCCGATGACTTTGACTTCTGCTTCTTTAATGACTATAACTGGCAACGACGGACTTACTATGACTGCAAATAATAATCCTCTCGCTATTACTTGTAATGGTTCTAATATTTCTATGACTGCGACTGACGATATTGGTTTGACTACGGCATTAGACGCTATAAATTTAAGTGCTGGTTTGAATATCAATTTGAATGCCCTTAATGTTAACTCTTACAACTATGCTATGCCTATTTGCTTTGACCTTGTTGAAACATCAACAATAAATTATACACTCGTCAGTCAGCAAATGGAATTAGTTTATCAAGGGACATTTAACCTTCCTTATCAGTTTTTTAGTGATACACCATTAACTCCTTATACATCTACAAAGTGGAAAATTGATTTTCAAATTAACTGCTATAACTCATCTGGTGGACAAGGTGATAAAGGGTTTGCTTCTTATATTGACTTTGAAGACCAATCAACCAATATTTATAGACCATTTTTATTTAACGCTACAACACCATTCGCAAGATTTTTTAATAGTTCAAATTATAATCAAGCATCACCTTTGTTATTTTCTTGGGGTTGGAGCGATTTTGTTGATTTTGCTGGATTAGAAAATACTGGAAGCGGTAATCTGCCTTTAAAAGTAAATCTGTATGTTGCTGCTGATAATGTTTTAACTGGTGATTTTAAATGGAAAGTTAGTTTAACGAGAACTAATGGAGTTTAAAATATACTTTTCATAACTTCGTGAAAAGCGCATATAAATATTAGCAAAAGCAGAATTAATAATATAAAAATTAATAATATAAATATTATATAATAATAAATGGCATTTACACGATTTCACGACGACCCCGCAAGAATAGCTAAACAATTACAACAACAGACCGACCAGGGGCGCTGGGCAATTGATGTGCCTGGCAATGGCGACAAACCGTGCTTCCAATTAGACCCTCAAATTATTCCGCAAAAATGGGGTGGCAATTTGTGGACCAAATCCATTGACATTCAAAGTTCACTTTTAGGAATAGATAGACCCTTGACTAGGGATTGTATGAATGCCAAATATAAGCAATATGTTTCTGGTGCAAGTCGCATTGTGTATCCGGAATGTGAAACTTTAACAACTGAGCAATCTAGAGCAATTGCCCCTGCTTGGATGTATCGTGATTTACCCCAAGACCACTCTTATATTTTACCTCAGAATCCTCAAGCAAATACCGAAATGAAATTTAGTAATTATGTGAATACACGCATTTTTGAAAAGGACAATTTTAACAGAGATGCTGTGTGTCCTACGAATAATCAAGAATATACCAAACCTAATTTAAATGCAAATATTTCTACTACTAATAATAAAAAAACTGCTAGAAATACAAATAGTAAAGAAGGATTTTCAAATAATATGTCAAGTGTAGGCAAAAATGTGAATATTGAATATGCTAGGCAACAATTTGATGCTTTAAATGGGACGCAAAAAAGACATGTTCGCTAGCTAACTAATTAATTGTAAAAGAAAAAAGAAAAAAGGGTATTAAACGTAGTAAAAAAAGAAAAGTATATATTATATATAGTATATAATATATAATGGAATTAGCTATACCACTTATTGCATTAGGAGGAATGTATGTTGCCTCTAATCAAAATAAAAATAACAAACAAAATAATAATAATAAGCAACAGCATAATAGCAAACAAGATAATAACAAAAAGGAGAATTTTGAATCCATGGGTGCCAAACCAAACTATTTACCTAATACAAATGTGCCTCCTACAAATTATCCGATTTTAAATAATAAGGAGCTTGTTGATAATGTTCAGGAATATGTGAATCCCAATACCGCAAGTGACAAGTATTTCAATCAAAACGCTTATGAACAGCGCCAACGCGCCGGTGGTAAAGTGAGCGACACAATTCAGCAAGTCTACTCATTATCAGGCAATTATATGGATTCACAAGAATTTAAGCATAATAATATGGTACCCTTTAATGGTGGCAAGCCAAAGGGTCAACTTTATAACAACAACAATGCCGAAACTATTTTAGACAATTACATTGGCTCCGGTTCTCAGACAATTAAGAAGATTGAGCAGGCGCCGTTATTTAAGCCTCAAGACAACGTTCAATGGGCTTATGGTGCACCTAATATGAGTGACTTTATGCAGTCACGTGTCAATCCTGCTCTAAAAAATAATATGGTCAAGCCTTTTGAGTCTGTCCACGTTGGACCTGGTTTAGGAAAAGGTTTTTCTTCTGAAGGCAGTGGCGGTTTCAACTCTGGAATGGAGGACCGTGATGCGTGGTTGGACAAGACCGTTGACCAATTGCGTGTCTCAACAAATCCCAAGTTAGAATATAGTTTAGAGAATTTACAAGGACCCGCTGGTTCTATTATAAAGAATGTAGGAATTCAAGGCAAGGTTGAGAAATATAGACCTGATGGTTTCTTTATTAACTCGCAAGACCGTTGGCTCACTACAACGGGTGCTGAAAAGGCCACTCGTATGGTTGCTAGTGAAGTGTTTCACACATCCAATAGAAATGAGACCACTAAAGCTATAACAGGAACACCAAATTCTACCATTAAGACTGCTGGATATGCGCCAACAAATCACGAGGAAACCAAACGCATTCAATGGGAAGGCTACAATGTCTCACATTCAACTGCTGTTGGGCGCGGTGGTCATTCAGACGGTGATATTAACAAAAAGAGTCACACCAATTATGAGAACAATAGAAGCACAAATACACAGGGGAGAACATATGGAACCGGGTTCTCGGGTGCTATTGGTGCCGTAATTGCCCCTATTATGGATATGTTGAAGCCGTCAAAGAAGGAGGAGTATAGCTGCAATATTCGTGTTTACGGAAATATGGGCGGAGAGGTCTCTGGTAATTATGTTCATATGCCTGGAGACGTAACAAGTACAACTATTAAGGAGACTACAATTTACCAACCAAACGGCTACGTTGGAAATCAAATTGACGGTGCTTATCAGGTGACTGACCAACAATGCATTGCCAATCAGCGTGATACAACTAGTGATTATTACCAAATAAATCCTGCGGGGTCTAAAAGTGGTCAAAGACAATATGATGCGGAATATAGACAAACTAACAATGAATCCAAGGAAAAGTCTATTGTCGGAAGAACAAATCAAGGAAATGCCAAACAGTTTAATTCATCTATGAATATGTCTATGTCCAAGTTAGATACAGACCGTGATAATAACCGTATGTGGACACCAAGTGCTAATATTGCTCTTGGACCTTCTACACAGACCTATGGCAAGACCAATGCGCCGCAATATGTAAATGCTTACCAGGATTGCAACCGCATTGACCCGGGACTGTTGGATGCGTTCAAGGCAAATCCTTACACACATAGTTTGTCTAGTGCTGTTTAAGCGTAGCGAAAAAGCGTAGCGAAAAAGCGTAGCAAAAAAGCGTAGCAAAAAAGCGTAGCGAAAAAGCGTAGCAAAAAAGCGTAGCGAAAAAGGCTTGCTAACTGTAAAATGTATAAAAATAAATCATTTTCGTAATATTTAAATATAAAAACACTATTTGAATATTAGATAACTAACAAAATAAAATGATAAGTATTCACCAACCTATAAAAACCAAATTAGAATATTTTCATAACAATAAAAAAATACCAAATATTATTTTTAATGGTCCTTCCGGTAGCGGTAAAAGCTCCATTGTGAATGATTTTATATCACTTATTTACGACGGCAATAAAGAGAAAATCAGGGATTTTGTTATGTATGTAAATTGCGCTCACGGAAAAGGTATTAAATTTATACGCGAAGAACTGAAATTCTTTGCCAAAACACATATTAATTCTAATGGCGGTGATGTTTTCAAAAGTATTGTCTTATTAAATGGAGATAAACTAACAATGGATGCACAATCCGCCTTGCGACGATGTATTGAATTGTTCAGCCATAATACACGTTTTTTCATCATTGTGGAAGACAAATATAAAATGCTGAAGCCGATTTTATCGCGTTTTTGTGAGATTTATATACCAGAACCCGAGTATAATGGCAAGGTAATTAATCTTTATAAATACAATTTGGAGCAGACTTTTAAAATGGCTGACATAAAGACTAAGCGTATTGAGTGGTTAAAAACCGAGTTAGATAAGACTTTTAAAAAGGATGTTGACTCCACTATTAACGAAACTGTGCTCCTTAATTTTGTAACAAAACTGTATGAGAAAGCGTATAATGCGCTTGATATAATACAAATGTTGGAAGATGGACAGATAAAATTGGCAGTTTCTAGTAAGCAATATGAGCTTCTGATTGCTTTCAATAAAGTTAGAAAAGAATTTCGCAATGAAAAACTATTGATGCTATTTGTACTGAATTTTATTTACTTGGACAATAAAATGTCTTTGGAGAATATATCATTTATGTAAAATAATTATTTTTGTTATTTAAAAAATAATTAATTAAAAATAATTATTAAGACCTAACTGCGTATTTATCTATTGTCACTGCCTTGGTAACATTTTTGACTATTTTGTCAATATTTTCTTGCTGTTCTTCTACGGTTGAGCCAGACATAGAATTCATAACAATTTTTAAATATTTGTCGTTGTTTTTTGACCTTGGGTCCGTGCAATTTGGATTCTCTTTTATCCATTCATTGATTTGCCGAATATTTTTATTTGCTATTTTCTTTATTGCGTCCTTCAAAATAGCTCTATCTTCTGCTTCCTTTATCCATTTATTATTATGTTTAATATATAATGTTTCGCGCTTCAAATCACTACAGTGTATAGGTCTTAAAAATGTATCCAAATTATTCAGATTTTTGACACAGATTTTTGACATACCATCAGCATAATCTACATACGCAAAGTTTTCCAAGTCAGATAATTGCATCTTAATTGTATCTACAAATTCACTCATATTTAATGCGTCTTTACATTTTTCGTTCAAAAATACTTGCAAATTAAATGTGTTTGTATTGGTGTTATTACAATTTGTATTGTTAATCGTGTTTGTGTTGAATGACTTGGCCATTTCCATCATTTGTTTATGCTGCTCCATCATAAACATTTGAAATTCTTGGTTTTGTTTTAGAACATCTAGCAGCATTTGCGGGTCAAGGTTGTATGCAGCCTTTTTACTTTTAGTTTCCTTGGTTTCGTCATCATCCTCTTCTGATTCGTAAAAGGGTTCATCTTCTTTGTCATTGGATGTATCATTGTTTTTACCAATACATTTTTTTTTGTGTCTCCAGAGTGTAGTTCTACTGTAATAAACTTTTCCACATTCACAAATATTGGTTGTTTTAACCTCACATTTTTTCTCTTTTTGTGTTTCATTTGCTGTTTCATTTGTTTCATTTTGCACCTGTTTCTGATGCTTCGCTGACAATAAATGTCTGTCGTATGAAAACTTTACAGAGCATTTATAGTGACACATTTTACATACAAACATCTTCTCATTTTTTTCACAATTTTCTCCTAAATATGTTTCACTTTGTTTCATATTGTATAATTAGATAAAAATTTGCTGAAAATACGTAAATTCTATCGTCACGTTTTTTTCAGACCAAAAAAATAATTGTGAGCTTCTCAGTCACAACGCAAAAAAAACACTGTTTTTTGAAACTTTATTTGGGTTCTCAAAATTGGACATTTATAAATGTCCAAATTTCATTTCCCTTTTTACTTTTTGGTAATTTTTTTCACTTTTCAAAAAGTAAAAGTATATTATTTTAATATTTTACTGGAATCTCAAGTAAAATATTGAATTGTATATATTTATAAATTACGTGATAATGCTCTCATTGGGTGCATTTTCCTTTGTTTGTTGGTTATTTATATTTATCAGTTTATTATATTCTTCACGGGTTATTATTACAAAATCATCATTATTTATTAGCTTAGGTATTGTAGGTACATTTTCAATCATTGTATCAGGTTTTATTTTTTTATATAAATAATATACCCCACTTGCTGATTGATATATAATCCAACTGCTGCATTTAATAATTATATTTAAGGAAATACTGGTCATCAAATCAGCTAAATAATAAAACACCATTTGTTAGTTATATATTTAAATAACAAAGAATAACTAACAAATAATCCAATAAAAAATAAGTTTAAAAGGCCAAAAAATAAAGTTCGTTTTTATTATAAAATGGATGATTTTAATGTTAGTTCATTACACGAATCAAAGAATGAATGGGGTGCTCGTTTGCTAACTATTTTGACACCATTAATTATTGAAGGTTTTAAGTCAATTTTTGACGAATCAGTTACACTTTGCAGAACAAATAACGAAATGGATAAATATTTAATGACCTTTCAGAACCTTATTACACGTATTCCAAAGTGGAATGCTACTATTATTGAAACTGAGCGAAAACGAATTATTGAAAAGAGTTGTTGCAACTATTTAGAAGAATTAGTAACGTGTGTTCATATAATTCAACTTAAATTATTAACTGCTATGCGTGTAGGACAAAAACAGAAGAAGATAGATATTAATATACCTAAATTAGATGATTTTATTCATAAGTCTTATGTTAATGTAGCTAGAAAGGTCTACAAAAATGTGTATTTATTTGAAATCAGTACAGTGCCATTACAAGTCCAAAAACATAACCGAGAGTTGGAGATAATTGTCCAAGAGTGTATTCTAAATGCGGTGAGAGAAAGTATACCTATTGAGAGTATTTTGAGAGCATATATGGACGAAACAGTTGAAGAAGATGTTATTGAGGAAATTAAGGAGCAAGTTGTTGAGAAAAGTGCGCCTGAGAATGCTAGAGGAGAGTCTGAGTTTATTTCAGAAGTGAAGGCAAAAGATAAAGAGGCGCAAATAATTAAGCAAGCAGAGGAGGCACAGGCTTTGAAAAATACAGGGTCTTCATCCTTGAAATTCAACGACGTTGATGCTGTTCTAAATGATAATAATAAGGAAGAGTTTGTAAATGCTCCCAAAAGTCTTGACCGATTAGAAGAAATTAGCAAAATGAGAAATGAACAAAGAAAGAAGGATGAAGAAGATGATGAAGTTTTGAAAATTTCCGACCAAGATGTTGAGTTGGGCAGTTTAGATGTTCATATAATTGGTCAACCAGAAGTTAAGTTAGACGATTCATTCTTGTTAAATGATATTGAAATACTTACATAATTTATAAAAATAAATGCGTTAATTTAAGAATAAGAAACTAAAAATATATTGTAAATGGATAATATATTTTTAATAGCTGCTATTGTATCCGCCATATTTTTTATCGCAAAATTCTTGGAAATGCGATATGTTGAAAAGGAGAGTAAACCACTCAAGTTCCTGATTCGCGACACGTTAGTTGTATATATTAGTGTTATAGCCGGTAATTTTATTTATGAACAAGTTACCCCGGCTATAGCGGAAACCGTAAAGACACAAGGTATCCCTGTTGCCTTCACAGATGAAGCACCGTTTTAGACTATCACCAAATTATAACTCCATTTAAATTTAGTCATATAAAATTAGTCATTTATAATTATTTAATTATAAATTACTATCACAAGAAATCTAATTCTAAATAGTATTTAATATTTTACTCTTTATGGTTTCTATTTCCATTAAAATTGGGTCATTGGGGTCAGGCTTATATTTATAAATGTCGTAGCCAAAAACCTTATTTATAAATTTATTTGTTAAAAATGAGCTCCAATACAAATTAATTACTGATAATATAGCTGTAGAACCAAGCAACATTTTGTTAGTCATATAAAAATCAAATGCATTATTTACTGTATCATAACATTCTGGATTAAAAACAACATGTTTATTGAATAGGTATAATCTTGTATACAAAAATGTTACAAAAAACAAAACTTCATTGATTGGTTGGAATTGTTTTATAAATTTAAATATACTAGTATTTGTATCTAAATTGTTCTTCAAAAAAATTCGTATTAGAGACCTAAAACTAAAAAATATTGAGCTAACTTCTACTAAAAAACAATAATAAATATATATCATTATTTTACTTGCTTCATTAGGCCAAATTGTCATGATAGTACATAATACAATTTGCGCTATATGATGTATCCAAAAATCAATAGTTGCCCCATTATATAAGTCAAATAATGAATATAATATACATATAATTCCGGCAATTTTCATTAAAAAAGTGTTTTTTGTTTTTATATAATAATAAATGGCAACACATACAAACAGTGCTATACCAAGAGAAACAGAATCTTGTATATATGGTTTGATATTGTTAAATATATCTTTGTCCATTTCCATTTATACCTAATAATATTTTTAATATTAAATTTATACTTATTTTACCTACCGGTCCATACTTTTACCAAAGTCCCACAAATATTGTTATTTCTAAAATCCTTTAAATAATTATCATAATTGTATAAAAATGATTGATGATGTTTTCTAATATCACCATAAAACGATTTTATTTTGGACAAGTTTTTAAATTCATTGTTAAATAATAATCCTATAATGCGTTCAAATCCACACCTGTCTGTTCTACAAGTAATTGCATTTACTAAATTAGTAATATTATATTTTCTTTCTAAATTTGATAGAAATGAATGATTAATAAAACATTGACCGCCAAAACACAAATTAAATTTTTCTTCATTCATACCTAAAATATTAATTTCACTTCCAGATAAACGTTGGCGAATAAATGCGCCGTTTTTTAGATAAGCAGAAATACGTAATAAATTATTTAGGTTTTCCTTGTCATAAGGATGATGCCAGAAGGGTAATACTGGTATTTTAATTTTCTCAAATGGGATGCGTTTGTGTAAAAAGGCACTGTCGTGGATAATTACAGCATTATCAAACCACTTGTTTCGCACATAATACACATAAGGCAGCAATTCGCCTCTGCCTGGATATTGTGACTGTATTATTTCAACATTTTTATAATCAAATTCTGCTTTAACATACTCATAATTGCTGTTATCATCAATTATTACTATTTTTTTAAAAGGATAATATGTTCTAATTAGTTTAACATTGTGGTTCCAATATTTGTTAGTTTGTTCCGAATTAACGTGTCTAGTAATGATAAATCCAAATGTCATTTTATTATATCTACATATTACTAATATAATAAAATTATAAGATTATTAATTTGAGTATATTGGCATCTCATCAATATTATTTACAAATTCCTTTTTGTCTATATTGTTTTTAGAAATGCTAAATTTACTAAATTCCGGTCTGTCTAATTGGGCTGATGGAGAATGATTGTGGACACAACGGGCAATCATTTTGTATAATTTAAAGTCTGGATAACGTTCTGAGCCATTATTTTTATACAAAACATTTATACCATTATCATCTATGCACCAATCATTTATTAGCTTAGCAATTGGTTCTAACGTCTCTGTATTTTTAATATTAGCAACATCATCAATAATGTAATCAAATATAGAACATGCTAAACGACACAAATCAAAACTATAATTTGGCTCTAATCGTGGCTTTTTATCATTTAAATAAGGTTCTGTGTTGTATTGTGTAGCGGCATCACCTCCTGTTTGAAAACTATCACTGCAAAAGACCTTTCCATTTAATTTGTAAATGGCGCGACCAAAGTCAATTATTTTGAAAATCTTGCCAAATGTAGGTACCTTGTAATAGTTCTTTTTGTAACAGTAATAAATGAATTTCTTGTTAGTGCTATTATACATAACATTGTTAGTATGAAGGTCGTTGTGTGTAAAGGAAAATGTTTTTTGATATGTAATTAAAATCATAATAATTTGCATCAGGGCCGAAAACCATTCGTCATTTGATAGCTCGGTTGTTAAAATTAGATTGTCAAATGTGTTTTCACAATGCTCCATACAAATTAACTGGACCGGGAATTTGGGCAATGTTAGCCATAATGACTCTTCATCTAAATCTGAGTAATCATCATCATCTTCGTCATCTAGTTCATTAGAATCATCTTCACCAGCATCTTCTATTTCACTAGCATCATTCGTCTTTGTATCAGATTCTGAACCATTTAAACTATTTTGTAAATTTGTCTCAGATTCTGATATGTTTTCAGAATCACCATTTTCATCTGTATAGGACGTTCTAGATGAACAGGAAGACCCCGATTTAAGTGTTTCTGATTTTTTTGATTCTACAATAAGTTCATTTGAATTCATAATATCAACTAATTCAACATTCATATTTTTTATGTCCGATAAAGTAACTAGATTACAGTCTATTGACTCACTATTATTACTATTAGTAGTGTTGGCAAAAATATTCTCAAACATAGAATCATCTATTGATTTTGCCGATAACCCAGATTTATGAGATGTATTCATAATATTTAGAGGCTTCAATGGTTTTTCATCATCATCTGTTAAAAGATGCGAATAATCTTCAACATTAAACAATACATTTTGTTTTTTAATAAAAAATTCGGAATGGATTAAATATTCAATATCATCAATAATATTAATTTTGTAATTGTTTTTAATTCCCAAAAAAGAGCCATAATAATCTAACCCGTGTATAAATTTATGGTTGTTTAGTAACTGACTTGTTAGATATGAAAAAAAACCATCTACGTAGGCGGCATTATTAACATCTGCTAATTTTGGATTGATTAATACACTTTTGTCAATGGATGGCAGATTAAATAATGATTCATCATTAACATTGTACTTGCCTACAATGTATTTGAACGGGTCCAACAATGGTGCCATTTTAATAAATGCAGTTTGGCTGGTAACAATGGCGCCACTATCATCACTCATATTTTTTAATTTACAGGTAAAAATGTTATCACTTTGCTCATCCTTTTTATCACCCTTTTTATCATCCTTTTTATTATCCTTTTTATCATCCTTTATATCGGATACATACCACAAGTGATTCAAGTTTATAGAATTGTAATTTGTGTTATTCAAGGAAAAAAATCGGTCGTAAATGGGTATGTAGTTTTGTATATGAGAAACGCTGCTGCGAGGGTTACTTTGTAGCTTTGTGAAAAGGTTAACATTCTTCCTTTTTTGGTAATTAATGCTAAAGGCCGTATTAATTGATGTTGTTGCCATTAGCTAATAAAAATATTAATATAACAAATATTTAACTCATTTTTTCCTAAACAACTAACATTTTTTGTTTTAGCCGTTATAAAATATTTGTTAGTATGTTTGATAGTTGCGTTTAATAAAATAAATCTTTTATAAGTGTATACATATAATGAATTTAGAACTAAAACGGTTTGATATGAAAAGCATTAGTTTCAAGCCTGATGAATCAAAAGGCCCTGTTGTTGTTTTAATTGGCCGTCGTGATACTGGTAAATCATTTTTGGTCAGGGACTTGTTATATTATCAACAAAGTATTCCAATTGGGACGGTGATTTCGGGGACAGAAGAAGGTAACGGTTTTTACGGCAAATTGGTCCCAAAATTGTTCATCCATAATGAATACAATACGGCCATTATTGAGAATATTTTGAAGCGACAGCGTCAGGTTTTGAAACAGATTAAGAAGGAAATGGAGCAATTCAAGCGCACAACGATTGACCCGCGGACTTTTGTGATTCTAGATGATTGTTTGTATGACAATACATGGTCACGCGATAAATTAATGCGTCTCCTCTTCATGAACGGGAGACATTGGAAGGTCATGTTAATCATCACAATGCAATATCCGTTGGGTATTCCACCGACACTAAGAACCAATATTGACTACGTTTTTATTTTAAGAGAGCCCTACATCGCCAATAGGAAGCGAATTTACGAGAATTATGCAGGTATGTTCCCTACATTGGAGTCATTTTGCCAAGTGATGGACCAGTGTACCGAGAATTATGAATGCCTAGTGATAAATAACAACGCCAAGTCAAATAAATTACAGGACCAAGTGTTTTGGTATAAGGCTGATGCACACAATGACTTCAGATTAGGGTCCAAAGAGTTCTGGGAGCTATCCAAATCAATCAATGATGAAGACGAAGAGGAGCAATATGACCCGAATAACGTGAAAAAACGCGGCCAAGGGCCTAAAATCGCGGTAAAAAAGACAAAATGGTAAACTGCTTTTGAAAATCTGCTTTAATAATATATAAGCACATCTTGCTTACATAACTCTTGCTTTCAAATTATATAACCAAGATTAAACAACTTAAAGAGTATCCTATTATAAAGTATATAATAAGATGCAAGAACTTAACATCGTAGAACTCATAGAGAAAAACCCAATCTCTAAGCTGTCAAAAGCTTATAATAACAAATTAATAAATAAAATCAAGGATAATTTCACTGATTTTGAATCACAATTATTTGTAAGTAGTTTTTATTGCTACTTAAATTATGATAAAAATATAGATTTTGTAGTTGATTTGGATAATATATGGAAATGGTTAGGATTTAGTCAAAAAATTAGAGCAAAAGAATGCCTAGAAAAATATTTTAAATTAGATATAGATTATAAAAATCTTGCTTTCTCTGATGGGAAAGCAAGTTCAAATAATGAAAATCTTGCTCATGCAACTTCGGAAGCAAGTTCAAATGATGAAAAATGGGGTGGACACAACAAACAAACCATATTATTAACAATAAAATGTTTCAAGTCACTGTGTTTAAAAGCACAAACTAAAAAAGCAGGTGAAATTCATGAATATTATATGAAAATGGAGGAAGTTTTACACCAAATTGTAGAAGAAGAAACTGACGAATTAAGACTTCAGTTAGAGCAAAAGGAAAACATTATCTTAGAAATAAAACAAAATTCAGAACAAGAAAAACAACAGCTAATACAAAATTCAAAAAAAGAAAAACAAAAGGCAGTAGAACAAGCAATAATTGTCCATTTTCCATTAAATACCGAATGCATATACATTGGTACAATTGACAACACCAATGAAGCAAATGAGAAACTAATAAAATTTGGACATACTAATGACCTAGCAACTAGACTAAATGACCATCGCAAAGGTTACGAAAATTTTATATTAGTAGAAGCATTTAAGGTTCAAAATAAGGTGGAAATAGAAAATCTAATAAAGACATATCCAAAAATCAAAAGACAGATTCGTAGTATACAACTAAATGGTAAAAATAAAACAGAATTAATTGCTTACGACTCTACAAATTTTACTATTGAATTATTAACAAAACATATAAAGGACATTATTCATTCTAAGACTTACAGCATAGATAATTTTAATAGAATAATGAAACTCAATGAAGACTTGGAAAACAAAATTAGAGAATTGGAAGAACAAAATAAAAAGTTAGAAATAGAAAATAGAGAGTTAGAAATAGAAAATAAAAAACTAAAAGAACAACCTAACATTATTACCAATCAAATTGAAACACAAATAGTATTTACGCCAAAGACTGAGAGTGAAATGGATAAAAAATTCAATGAGTTTATAAGTAGTGATTGTATTGTGCGTCCAGACGTAGAAGAATACTCTGTCAATATGGAAGGCCGTTACCGTTTATGGAGTCAAGTTAAACCAACCAAGGAAGTTTTTCACGCATTTAAAAGTTACTTAGATGCTAGATTTAAACCAAAACGCATTGAAGCAAATCACGGTTATAGTGGAATTAAATTAAAACCAGTCGAGTATAAAAAATCAAGGGAAAATTCTAATGTAGAGACATTTATATTTCAAGTATGTCAGTTCTCGGATTGTGGAAAAGTATTAAATTCTGTTTTGTTGAGCGAATATCAAAAATGGAAAGTGTCGGTTGGTAAAGAATTATCTGAAAATGATATGAAGGAAATCAAAGAATATTTAAATGAGTCACCTTATGCGTTGAAATCAGTAGTATGGACCGACGAAGGTAACAATGAAGGATATTATGGTTTATCTATTAAAAAACATGAATATAGTCCAAAACTAATTTGTTCAACTGGTAAAAAAGTATATAAGAAAGAAGACAAAACTGACATCTTACTTGCTACATGGGATACAATTGCAAAGGCTGCTAAAGCAGAAGGCATTTCAACTGCAAAAATGAGTCGCAGTGTTAAAAATAAAATTATAATAAATGATTATTATTATAGTGTTATTTAACTATTTTTATAAATTAATGTATATAATTTATAAAATTTCATAACTACCACGTTTAATCAACACGGTCCATCTCTCCAGCTTCATTCTTAGAAAGAGCAAAAGGTCCACTGAGTAATTCTGACCTACCATAATCAGACTGCCCCATCACAATATTTTCACCATCAAAAAGCTCACTGCGAATATCTGCCACCGAAATACTCTCAGAGCCGGATAACTTAGCCTCTTGACTGTTAGAAACGCCAACCAAATTACCGTCCTTATCAATATCCTGAGTCAATGAGCTACCATGCTTCTCGGCATTCTTCTTATTGTCATCAATTGCCTTCTGCTTGGTCTCCTTAACACGTTGCTCAAATGCGGACTTTGCGACAGATTCATTCTTCTGCTTCTCCTGTGCAAGCTGGTTAAGCTCCTCCTCCATATACTCAACACGACCAGTCTTGTATGCCTCAGGGTCCCAACACAACCACTGGCCAACCGGGCCAACAAAAACGTCAAAACTAGGGTCAGTCTCTCGCAACAATTTAGCACGCATTTCAGCCTCCTCTTGCGTCTGAAAATTGCCTCTAGACTTGAATCCTCTGACAGACGTCTGGAAGTTGTGCTTAATACTAAACTGTTTCTCAAGGTCATCTTCATTCTTATCCAAGAAGGTCTTGTAATCGTCTTCAATAGAAGAACTGATGATGTTCTCACGCTCCTCAGTAACAAAGCCCTCGTAATCCTTCATAACATCCTCAAAATTCAGCTTGTATTTGTAAGAAACAAAATTAATAAATTGGTGAAATTTCTCCATAGATTTTGAAAATTCCCACTTCTTTAGGAATGATTCAAAAAAGAACATTTCCTTCTGCTTCAAAATTTTCTCAGGAGTAATAAAAGAGAAACAACCAAATTGTTGACCGGCAATAGGCTTATCAAGCTCCAATAAGTCAACATATTTAGGATTCGGCGACCCATCGGTTCTCTGTTTTCTTTCAAAGGCAAACTTCTTGGAGACATTAGATTTGGATTTTCCACTCATTATATATATTTAGTTAGTTGTTCGTTTTAAGTTTTAATTTTGTAAAATATTATATTTATAACAAATTATATTTTTTTCTTTTTAAATTATATAAACAAAATGGCTATGTTTGATTTTGCTGAACTTGTTAAGCGTATTGTTAAATATTTAATTGAGGGTTTGATGGTTGCTATTGCGGCTTTTGCTATCCCCAAGAAGTCCTTGAATATGGAGGAAATTATATTGCTTGCGTTGACCGCGGCTGCAACTTTTGCTATATTGGACACATATATTCCTAGTATGGGTGTTTCGGCGCGCACAGGTGCTGGATTTGGAATCGGTGCCAACTTGGTTGGCTTCCCCGGTGGTCTTTAAATCCACCTTTTTCACGAAGTTATGAAATGTTTTGCGCATATGAAATAGTAGCTAAGAGCCAAATAATTATTAATAAAAATAATATATATTCTCAATAAATATATATTATGGATAGATTATCATTAGCAGATTTGCAGGTTTCTCCAAGGTCTAAATCTAGGTCTAAATCTAGGTCTAGGTCTAGGTCTAAATCCAGCAGTTCTAGTTCTGGTTCTAAAAAAGCTATAAATCCCCTTGCGAAAACTGTGAGACATGGAGACCTTCCGAATCCCCTTGCGAAAACTGTGAGACATGGAGACCTTCCGAATCCCCTTGCCAAAACCGTGAGACATGGAGACTTGCCAAATCCCCTTGCGAAAACTGTGAGACATGGAGACCTTCCGAATCCTCTTGCGAAAACTGTGAGACATGGAGACCTTGAAAAGAATAAAAATAAGAAAGGTGGACGAAAAAGAAGAATAAGAAGACGTCGTTAAACAGTTGCAATATATTCCCAATCCAATTCAACACACATCTTCTTCCAAGTCTCATCCTGTTCAATAAGCTTCTCTCTATCTTTTAACATAGGAATATCAGCCAAATATTGGTCTTCGCCAAGTAATTCGCAAAATTTATACAATACATAATAGTAATTCAAAAAGTTTACACGATAATCTGGACAAGTCTTTGAATATGGAGACTGAATTTCCATAAACAAACTGCATAATATTTCTTCTAATTCAGGACTAAATACAGGTGGTTTTAATCCCAATTTATTTTTAATAAATGCGATATGTTCATAATATTTATTAAACCCCAACTTCTTCAAAATTTCCTTAGTTTTATAATGTGTTAGTTGTTCTAATTTTATGCGCTCCTTTTTAATTTGTTGATTAATTTGTTCAATAACATCTTCAGGTATTTGCGTTGTTTCCTTACCTTGAAATTGCGCAAGAATTTCCTTAAAATGATTAATCTTTTTATAAGCATAGAAACAAACTTCCTTAGGTGGCTCTTTATAAGATGGTTTTTCGTTTTCAATTAAATAAGGTATACTAACAGCACAAAGGTTGCAAATTAAGACACCTTCGTCGTCTAATGGAATCAATTCGCCTTTATAACAGCTTTGACAAACATCAGTCTGTTTTACAAATGAATTCATATCAATAAAAGATTCATCTATATTGCACAAATATTTCTGAACAACATTTTTATTAATATTATCATTTGCCGATGATTCTTTTTCTGGCTGCTGAATCTTAAAGAAGTTGAAAAGTATTTGATTTTTACTGCTAACCGATGACTCATTTGTTTCTGATTTGTTGTCAATATTTTTCTTATTTTCAAAATATTCAAAAATATATTTAGAATTTTCTAAGAAATAATCATTTTTCCTTTCTTTAATTGCCCTAATATTTTCCTTGATTTCCTTGATACGGTCTTTGATTTCCATAATTTGTTCAATCTGTAATTTTGACTCAGATAATTTAACTATTAATTGCTGTTTTTCCTCTTTTAATCTAGGAATAATATCAAACTCATCTTTTGAAAAATCAGCCATAATCTCCTTGTGTTTGCCATCTAATGTGGTAGAATATCGTTTACAGACCTTTATTTTTTTATTAGCTTTTGGTTTGAATGATGGCATATTTTAATACTTATATTATAATTATTAAAATTTATTTAATTAGATATTTGGTGAAAGTATTTATTTTTTAAAAAGAAAATGTAATTTGAAAGAAATGAATATTAAGAAAACTCATTTTATATAAGTTTAAAGATTAATTATTGTTTCAATAGTTATCATAATAGAGATGGACATGGGTATTGATATTAAGATAACTAAAAATAATAACGAGCAATTAGACTTGGAAGTAGATAAAATAAAATTTCAAAAAATGGTATTTTTATACAATGCTTTAGAAAATGGTTGGTCTATTAAGAAAAGAAAAGATTCTTATATTTTTACAAAAAATCACGAAGGGAAAAAAGAAGTATTTGATGAGCTATATTTGTCCATATTCATGAAGGAGAATGTAAACATTAATAATATATTAAAATAATAGTGTAGGTATTTAATTAGATTTGAATTGTTGTTAAAATTTAATTAAATTAGAATTCAAAAAATTATTTTCTTTAGGAATAATATAAAATGGGAGGCGGACTTATGCAACTCGTAGCTTATGGTGCTCAAGATGTTTACCTTACAGGTAATCCTCAAATTACTTTCTGGAAGGTCACTTACAGAAGATATACTAACTTTGCCATCGAATCGATTGAGCAAACTTTCAACGGCCAAGCCGATTTCGGACGCAGAGTTCAATGCGTTATCTCCAGAAACGGTGACCTTGCTTACAGAACATACTTGCAAGTCACTCTTCCTGAGATTAACCAGCTCATGGGCATTGCCTCATTCGCTGTTGGCTCCGGCTCGGGCGTGTATGCTCGTTGGTTGGACTTCCCCGGTGAGCAACTCATTGCTCAAGTTGAGGTTGAGATTGGTGGCCAAAGAATTGACCGCCAATATGGTGACTGGATGCACATCTGGAACCAGCTCACAATGACCTCTGAGCAGCAAAGAGGTTATTTCAAGATGATTGGTAACACCACCCAACTCACCTTCATCACTGACCCCTCTTTCTCTGAGGTTGATGGCCCTTGCGATTCCTTGGCTCCCCGTCAAGTTTGCGCTCCCAGAAACGCCCTCCCCGAAACTACCCTTTACATCCCCCTCCAATTTTGGTTTTGCACCAACCCTGGTTTGGCTCTCCCCTTGATTGCCCTCCAATACCACGAGGTCAAGATTAACCTTGACATCCGCCCTATTGATGAGTGCTTGTGGGCTGTCACCACATTGTCTTGCAACGACAATTCATCCAACCCCATCAAGGCTTCTGGTCAGTATGCCCCCGGCCGCCCCGTCCCCGCTGCCATCGCCTACAACCAGTCGCTCGTTGCCGCCTCTTTGTACGTTGACTATGTGTTCTTGGACACTGACGAGAGACGCAGATTCGCCCAGAACCCTCACGAGTACCTCATCACCCAGCTCCAATTCACTGGTGATGAGTCTGTTGGTTCATCTTCCAATAAGATTAAGCTCAACTTTAACCACCCCGTTAAGGAGCTTATCTGGGTTGTCCAACCTGACCAGAACGTTGACTATTGCTCATCCCTTGTGTGCGATGCTCTCTTGTTCAAGGTCCTAGGTGCCCAACCCTTCAACTACACTGACGCCATTGATGCTCTCCCCAACGCTATCCATGCTTTCGGAGGCCCCGCTGCCGTCGCTGCTGACTCCCGTGCCTACATTGATGCCCGTGGTCTCTTTGATGATGCTGGTGCCCTTGACTATGATATCCCCTCCGGATTCACTGGATACTGGCACGGCCCCCAAAACCCCTACAATGAGGCCAACATGGGAGGTGTCCCCGTCCCCCAAAACCCCAACCTCGGTGTTGACCCCTCTATCCTTGCTGCCCTCAAGGATTTGTCCTCTGGCCACAACGATAACTCCACCGTCTCTGATGCCGGTACTTTCGTTATGACTGAGGCCTCTTTGGACCTCCACTGCTGGGGCCAAAACCCCGTCGTCACCGCTAAGCTCCAACTTAACGGCCAAGACCGTTTCTCTGAGCGCGAAGGAACCTACTTCTCGTGGGTCCAACCTTACCAGTCGCACACCAGATGCCCTGATGAGGGTATCAACGTGTACTCGTTCGCCTTGAGACCTGAGGAGCACCAACCCTCTGGAACTTGCAACTTCTCCAGAATAGATAATGCCACTTTACAGCTTGTCCTCTCCAACGCCACCGTTGAGGGAACCAAGACTGCCAAGGTCCGTGTCTATGCCACCAACTACAACGTGCTCAGAATTATGTCTGGTATGGGAGGCCTCGCATATAGCAACTAAAGAAATATATTAATTTATATATTATTCATAAAAATGATTTAAAGAGAATTCATATTATATAATTATAATATGAACCAACTAGAACCCTGCATCAATCTTAATCAACGTCTAAGAAATAAGCCATCATTTTGTGTTAACTGTGATTATTGCTTTCTTAGTTATGGAAAATATGAATTTATTCTTGACAGTGAAGACTATATTGAAATTAGAGATGATTTAAATAAAACATTTAAACTTGATGTTAATCATTTATATCCATATTATAAAGAAAATAATAAAGAGATAAATATTTTAGAACATTTATATCATTTTAATTATATTGATAACATATATTCTTTTAAAAATAATAATAAATTTGATTTACGAAGAGAAAATGTTGTATGTTATCCAAAGATATATGATGAAATTGTAAATAAATATAATATAATTGAGTATATTCAAGGACATTATTCAACATTAGGTCAACAAGCTTATAAAATTAAAAATTGTTTGTGGAAAATTAAAGAAAATGAAAGGGAGTTTTTATTAATGTATTGTGAACAAAATACATTATGTAAATTATGTCCTGAAAGTTATGCAAAAATATTAGATTTTGAAAATAAAAATAATTGCAATAAAAAGATGACCTGGTATAAGGCTTCAAATGGATACATTCAAACACATACTGCATATACATCAGAAGAACAAAAATGCTATTACATTCATCAAATAATTACTGGTTGTTATGGAAATGGTAAAGGCATAAAAAATGTTAGTGTTGATCATATTGACAGAAATCCTTTAAATAATACATTTGACAATTTACGGATTGCAACACAAAATGAACAACAGACCAATTCTAAAGGTATTTTACAAGGCACACTGCGGGAACGAAGTAGCAAAAAAGATTTACCACTAGGTATATCATATGAAATGTTTAAAAAATATGTATATTATAATCGTGAATTTTATGACAAGGCAAAAACAAAGGAGAGAGAGTTTTTTCGTGTTGAACATCCAAAATTAGATAAACCTTGGGCTACAACAAAGTCCGAAAAAGTGTCAATTTTGGACAAACTAGCACAAGCAAATAAGATTGTTGATGATTTAGAAAATGGTATTTATCCTGAAAAAAGTGAACCTACTTTACCCAAATATGTATCCTTGGTTGTAACAAGAGAGAAACCTCATCTTGTATTTGAAAAAAGAATCGTAGATGGGACACGATTAAATATAAAGATGGTTTTACCAGAAGATTATAATTTACAAGACCAAATAGCTATTTTAAATGAGAAAATAAAGGCAAAATACGAAGGTGAAAGTATATTATAAAGGGTGTCCATAGTATTTACACCCTTTATAATAAATAGATTATACAAAATTGCTTTGCCAGTTCTTAAAATTTTATTAAAATACACAGTGAACCAATACTATATAAAAACTGCATCGGACAATATGACGTCAATAATAATCTAATCAGAGAATTTGTTCACTTCCGAAGAAATACGATTGTATTAAACAATTACAAATGAGCGACAAAACATTGGCAAAGGCACTCAATAAAAATGTATTGTATAACGGGAGTTATTTCAACGAACTAGGGACTAAACTAAAAATTATATAATAATATAACAGATTGTAAAAACATAATAATAAAATAAGAATTTAAATACTAACTCTTATTTTATATAAAATGTCTCATGATAATTCTGAACCCGTAGTCCTTGTATTTGGTGGAAATGGTTGGATTGGGTCCAAGGTGGTCCAATTGCTACGCGATACAAATATCACCGTTATTAAATCATTGTGTCGTGCAGATGATATCAAAATGATACAGAAAGAAATAAATATGATTAAGAATGTGACCCATATTATGAGTTTTATTGGTCGCACTCACGGCGTGTATGATAACGAAGTAATTGGTACAATTGACTACCTAGAGAAGCCAGGCAAGCTACTAGAAAACATAAATGATAACCTGTTTAGTCCAATTGGTCTTGCCGAATTAAGTAAAAAGAATGGAATACATTTTACCTATTTAGGAACTGGTTGTATTTTTGAATATGATGAACAAAATCATTTCTACGGAAACGTAGAAACCGGCTTTTTAGAGGCAGATTTGCCAAATTTTTTCGGCTCATCGTATTCCATCGTGAAGGGATATACGGATAGATTGATGCAACTATTGTATTCAGATAGCACACTAAATGCCAGAATTCGGATGCCAATTACAGACGAGCAAGGCAGCCCGCGCAATTTTATTACAAAGATTACAAGCTATAAAAAGGTATGCTCTATGCCAAATTCAATGACAGTTTTAGACGAATTGTTGCCGGTTTTAATAGAAATGGCATTTAAGAAGCAAGTTGGCACTGTGAATCTAACAAACCCAGGGGTCATTTCACATAATGAAATATTGGAAATGTATAGAGAAATAGTAGACCCAGAATTCACTTGGACAAACTTTTCCATTGAAGAACAGAACCAAATCCTGGCATCCAAAAGGTCAAACAATTGTTTAGACACAATGAAATTATCAAATATTTCATTAGGGTTAAGAAATAATGTTAGTCCGATTAAGGACGCTGTTAGAGACGTACTTAAAAGAATGTCTATGAAATAAAGGAAAGAAATAAAATCAAGGATAAATGAAATAAAAAATATTATAAGTTATAACTTAATAAATAATTTACAATATAAAAATATAACAAATCATGAAACTACTCGTTACTGGTGGATGTGGATTTATAGGCTCCAATTTTATAAACTATTACTTCAAACAAAATGTGGCCGCAACAATTGTCAATTTAGACGCAATGTATTATTGCGCATCAGAAACCAATATTGATGAAGATGTGCGCAATTCATCACGTTATCATTTAGTCAAAGGTAATTTGTGTTCTTACGACCTGATATCCAATATTCTGAATATTTATCAGATAGATACAGTGATACATTTTGCAGCACAATCACATGTTCAAAACTCATTTGAAGATGCGCTCCAATATACACACGATAATGTTCAAGGCACACATACTTTGTTAGAGGCTTCTAGAAAGCACAAAAAAATCACTCGGTTTATTCATATATCAACAGACGAAGTATATGGTGAATCAATGCTTGACCAAAACGAGGAAAAGAAGAATGAAAATTCCATATTATGTCCGACCAATCCCTATGCGGCGACCAAAGCGGCGGCAGAACTGATTGCCAAATCGTATTATCATTCCTTCAAGATGCCAATTATCATTACACGTGGTAACAATGTATATGGACCTAACCAGTATCCAGAGAAGCTAATTCCACGCTTTATTCAACAGCTACAACAGGATAAAAAGGTGACAATTCAAGGTGACGGGTCCAATGTGAGAGCATTTTTACACGTCAATGATGTCTGCTCTGCTTTAAAGTTGGTTTTAGAAAAGGGACAAATTGGAGAAATATACAATGTTGGCAGCGATGACCATCACGAGTATACCGTGTTAGATATTGCGAAAATACTAATAGAAAAGATTAAAGGAACACTGGATTCTAATGAATGGATAACTTATATTGAAGATAGACCTTTTAACGATAAGAGGTATTATATTAGCAATGAAAAAGTGAAGCAATTAGGTTGGACAATTGACACTGATTTCAATAATGGTATTAATGAACTCATTCACAAAATGGGGTCATCTATTTAATTTAATATCTTCGTCTTCTAATAGTTCTACGCCTTTTATTGGTTCTTCTATTGGTTTTTTTATTTGTTCTTCTATTAGTTTTTTTATTAGTTTTACGTCTTCTGCCACCAGTTTTTAGAATGTAACACCAACCTTTAGCAAACTCTATTTTTTTAATTGGTATTTCAACACCACTAACAACATCAGTTATTTTTGGAACCATTAAATCTCCATATATTTTACCTGCTGTTCTTACAAAATCTATAAATATATCTGTATTGGCTGTATTATCATGAACTAATATTTTTTTTTCACGATTTCCTCCGTCAATACCTTTTGGTGGTAATGTAATTTCGTGAAATTCGCCTTTATCATCTATAAAATATATTGGATAATAATAATAATACCAAGATTTATCAAATGAAAAATATATACTACTAGCACTTTTTCCAGCATCATATGGAGAAGTATCAGATTTAAAACCATAATAATAACCAATGTCAACTTTGCCCTGATTTTCATCTTGTTCTTGTTTTGATAAAGTTTTTTGTTTGCTCAATGCTGCTATTTTTCTTTCTTGGTCAATGTCGGCTTTTATTTGTTTTTGTTTTATCTCATCTATTTTTCTCTGTGTATCCAATTCTATACGTGCTTTTTCTGTTGCTGCATCAGAAGCTGATTGGACTTTATATACACCCGTTTTGTTTTCTTGGTTTGTTATATTTCTTTCGGCCCACCCTTCTGCAGAAGTATTTAGATATTTAGTTGTGGCATTTGCCGTTTTTAAAACATTTACGCCAGTAGCAGTAGCAGCATGGAGTGCGTCGCCAACTGAGCCAGTCACTCTGTCTGCTGTGTGTAATAGTGTACTGCCAATGTTTAATGTACTAGTGGCAGCTCTCTTGCCAAATTTTTTAGCAGCGTCACCAATTGACGGTCCTTCTTCGGCGTTACCCATTGACGGTTCTTGTTGTTGAACATCTGCCATAATTTCTTTAAATTATACAGATATTATAAAATAAAAATAAAAATAATAAAAATAAAAAACACATTTTTATTATTTTTATTTTTATTTTATAATATCTAACTAACTAATATTTTATAAACGAAGAGTCTACATCTCTAGTTCTTCCTCGTTCTCTTCTGTTTGTTCTAAATATTCTGTACCGTTCCATCTTATATTTGCCGTATTAAAGAGCATATTCATATTCAAAACCTCCGGCTTGTCCTCTGACTTAAAACTAGTAAACAGTGTCTTGACTTGTTCATCATCTCTAAAACGCGCGCTATATTCTTGCTGAATATTATTACGACCAATTCTACCTAAAGCCTGAATAATCTTCTCTTGCGTCATATTCAAGTCCTTACTTAGATAGCCGTGGCAAAACTGATAATTTGTGCCATAAATATAATCAGTATCCGCGATAATCAAATAGAGCAACTGTTTGTCTGCCAGCTTCTTCATAATCTCAGTATATGCAATGCTCTTGTGCTCAGTAAATACACCAATACCAAGTAACAATAATACTTTCCAACTGTCTTCTACATCCTTCAGTAACATAATAGATGATATTGTGGTCTCGTCAATGTTGCTGGTAAACGCACACTTGGTATCTAAATTTTCAGCCCATTTCTTAAGATGCTCTAACTTATTTGGAACAAATACATCATTGAGACTCGCATTTTTAACCAATTTCTTCAATTCTTCAAGCGTTTCGCGCATTTTGGTAAATTTCACATTGTTCTCACTAGAAAGCATTCGGTCAATCAGGTCACCAGCAATTTTGCCTTTATTTTTCTTCTCCTTTTTAACATCACCCCCCTGACCACAAATACTGTTCTTAAGCTTCTCTTCTTCAAACGCAAGCTCATCTTCAATAGCTTCAATTCGTTCATTTAAAGCATTGTTATATTCTATCTTTTCCATAATATTTTTCATTGCGAGTGCCGGTATATTTGCCTGCTGGATACAAAACTTGGCAACTTTTTGAACATCCGTGGATAAGAATATAGTAGGTCCATCTGTTAATGTGTATGCGTCTTTGGTTGTAATATAGATGGCGCAACTGCCGTTGGGTTCTACTGGAGCTGGAGCACTAGAAGCAGTAGTAGAGGCCATCCTGGTTAAATTAGAACCACTAATTGGTTTAGTGCTCGTGATATTTTCAGCAGAGCCTAAGCTTCTAGTTTTAATTATTTTATTACCACTGGCATCAATCGCACTGTTATGGTTAATGCGCTTCTTTCTGCCTAGCATAAATGATGTATAAACGGAAGCCCAAGACTCTGGTTTAATATTTTTAAGCGCCCTTAAATAGTAAATTTTAATACTTTTCATATCAATATCCGCTACATTTATGAAATTCCTGGAAAACTTTGCCGCTGACTTTACATAATTATTCTTTTCTACATACATCGCAAAACTGGCAGTCTCTTTTAAATCAAAGTAGCGCAATAGTGTCAAATTGTCTTCGCAATGCTGAACAACCTTTAAAACTTCTTCGTAATTGTCGCTCAAATAATGCGGCATTATAACGTAGCCATTATTATTAAGAAGGGGAATAGTCTTCTTACAGTCGTGACTAACAATGCTGACAATATCTACATTTGGCGACCTTCTGCTTGTAAATTTTGTTCTAAAATCAGTAATAGTCTGAACTAGCTCGTGTTCTTTTGGCAAAGTAGCAGATGACAACACCATATTTGGAATCATATTTTCACTCCAATTCTTCTTAATAATTTGGTGTAGAGTGTGGTCTTTGTAATCCATTGTAATCGTGGGCTCGTCCCATTGCACAACAATATCTTTGGCGTTATTGAATGCCATCATATAATACATCGCCGGCAAATAGGAGCGAATATCGCAAATAATTATTTCAACCTTAATACCATTTGAGTTGTCCACTTTTTTAATTCCACCACCGCGCTTATTAACTGTATAATCCGCAGCAGCAAAGTAGTGAAGACGAATATCATCTGCTGAAGAGCATCCAAACGCGAAGGCAATCTTTTTCCCTGCCGAAATCGCACTTCTTGCTAACTGTAAACCGACGTGTCTAGCAGCACAAACAAATATTACACGATGTCCTTCTGATAGACCAAGGGGTGTCAATGTTTTGCCAGTGCCCGTAGGAGCAATATATAATATCAACTTGGCACTGTCTCTCTTTACAGCATTGAATATTTCCTTTTGATGTTCGTATAAAGATAAATCGCTGTATTTCAACAGATTTGAATTGCGCTCAATAAAATCATAAGAATTTTCAATAATATAGGTCAAATCTACTTCATTGTTATTATCATAATGCTGTAAACAGGCATTTATTATACGCAGCAAATGAGTGTTGACCTTTTCAACGTTATTCGTTAACAACTTGCTAATAGTATAATAATGAAATAACCAATGCCTGTCATTTTTAGACTTTTCTACAACCATTTGTTCAAGGTGTCTGAACAGGACAAAATCGTAAATGTTTGCACTGGTTTCATCAATCGTATCAGTGCGAGACAAACGAATCTGGTCCTTTGTCTTTAATTTGACATTTGTTACAATGTCAATATAACAAATAGTTTCTTCTTTTGTTTCTTCCTTTAATTCCTGGGTTTCTTCTTCCTTTATTTCCTTCTTGGAATGCCTCGCTTTCCCATTTGACTTTGCCTTTTCAAATTTGATAAACGAGAGTCCATATTTCTTGACGATTGCCTTCATCTTTTCAGCAAAATATTTATTATATAAGAAATCTTCTATTTCACTACTGAATTCTATCTTTAAAAACGTAAAGAGAGAATCTGTCTTATTAATCCGTATATTTACGTCGGAGTATCCTTTGGTTATTAAATCCAATACTTCTTTTTCTTGATTTGAAACTGGGATTTCAATAGATTCCCATTCTGATTTAGATAATTTAACTTGATTGAGGTCCATTTTAAATGTGTAAGGTATATTTATAATTTATAATAACCTCTTTAAATACATTTAATAAATCAATTTTTTTATATTATAAGAATCAAAAGTCAAAATAAAAATTGAATTAGAAAAACAAAATAAAAGTAACAATATAAATAATAATAACAATACAATGGCATTAAATGAATATATCACAATTGTTTCTATTGAGGGGAATATTGGCTCAGGTAAGTCCACATTGTTGGAAACATTAAAGACGATATTTAAGGAGAATGCCAATGTATTGTTTCTCAGGGAGCCCGTGGACGAATGGGAGAAAATTAAGGACAAAGATGGTAACACAATGCTCCAAAAGTTTTACGCAAATCAACAGCAATATTCATTCGCATTTCAAATGATGGCTTATATTTCTCGGCTCACGATTTTGAGAGAGACGGTTAGAGATATTATGAAGAGGATTCAAACAAACAATAATATAAATAAAAAGGAAAAATATATAATTATCACCGAACGCAGTTTATATACTGATAAATTTGTGTTTGCAAAGATGTTATATGACCAAGGCAAAATAGAAGATGTTAAGTATCAGATTTATTTAAATTGGTTTGACGAGTTTGCTAAGGATTTTCCGGTAAATGACGTCATTTACGTGAATACGGACCCGACCAAATGCTATGAGCGCATCCATAAACGAGCGCGAATCGGCGAGGAAGTTATTCCGCTTGCCTATTTAACTGCGTGCCACGATTATCACAATTCATTTCTAGATGAAACTACTGGAATAAAGGCAACACAATTGGTTCTAGACGGGAACTTGGATATATTTCAAAATAGCCAGGTTGTTAATGATTGGATTGTGTCAATCAAGGAATTCTTACAAATAGAATAATAGTAGATTTAGCAATATGATAATATATTATATGTATATATTATATATTATATAAAATATGGCAAATAATGACAATCTTAGTGGTGGAGCAATAGCAGGAATAGTAATAGCTAGTTTAGTTGCTGGTGGCGCAGGCGCATATTTGGGAGTAAAAATTTTAGGTAATAGTTCGCAAGGTAGTAATGATTCGCAAGGTAATAACAATAATAATAATAATAATGATAATGATAATAGTAATGATAACCCTATGTTAAAAACTGGTAAAAAAACCAGACCTCAAAATTCTTTTTCTAATGCAAGTTCACAAATTGCTAAAATTCAAACAGATATAAATTCAATGCCAACTCCAGAAGAAGCAAACATGTTAGCAAAAGAACAATTGGCAAACAGAGCTAATATATTAAGTAACCAAGCAACAGCTATAAAAACAACTGATGAAACAGGAAATATGAATACTTCAACATCAGATACAACAGACACTTCAACACCTATATCAGAATCAGCATCAGCACCTATATCAGAATCAGCATCAGCACCTATATCAGAATCAGCATCTTCATCAGCACCTGTATCAACAGCACCAACAGACGAAAAATATAGATATAAAAATATGAAGCCAGAAGTTTTTTCAAAACAAATGGCAACAAAGAGTCTAGATGAATTAAAAGAAATACAAGGATATTTAGAACAAAAGTATGATGAAAAAAGTGCTGCTGAAAATAAGAATTCTTGGGTAAAACTGAAAAGTGGACGCACTAGCGCTGATGATGTGAAGGCACATAGAGACATAGTAGACGACTTGGTAAATGATAAAGAAAATGAATTAATTAATCCAAATGGTAACGAAAACTTGAATGTTGAAGAGAAGGAAAAAAATGAAAATTTATTTAATGAATTGAATAAACTGGAAATTCCAGTAGCCGAAGAACCTAAAACTGTGGGAAACCCAACCTTTAAGGAAATGATGG